CTGCTGCCGTTCCCCCCCGACGTGATCGCCGATGCGTTCGAGCAGCATATCGGCGCGAGCGGGTACGCGCCCGTGCCATCGGACATTCGCGCGCTTTGCATCCAAGCGCGAAAGCATCAGGTTGACGAGCGCGCCGCGCGCCTCACGTACACGCCGGAACGGGATGCCGAGCTGGTCGAGCGCGGACTCGACACGCTGCGCGCGATCGTCGCGCCGTTGACGAACAAGCCCGGCGTGGAATGGGCGTTCAAGCTGCTCGACCGTGGCACGTCGGCGAGCGGTGCGCCCCTGAGCAACGAAATTGCCCGTGTGGCTGGTGACGCGGTTCTCAGCGGGGCTGGTCGAGCGTTGATCGACGGGATACGCGACGACGAGCTGCGGAGACGCTACAGGGCCATTTATCGAAACGCCCAGCGACAACGAACGGAGGGGGCATGAGCACGATCGACGAAGAGAAGCGCACGGGGTTCGCGGTCAGCTTCGTGATTCCGGGCGCACCTGTCCCGAAGGGACGAGCGCGCGTGACCCGGTTCGGCACGCATACGCCGAAGCGCACGCGCGCATACGAGCACGACGTGCGATTGCTGGCCCGCGCTGCCGTCGGCATGGCGTCTCCGTACGAGGGGGCGTTGCATCTCGACCTCATCGCGTATCTGCCGATCGCGAAGTCGTGGCCGAAATGGAAGCAGGCAGCGGCGCGCGCAGGCACATTGCAGCCGATCAGCAAACCAGACCTGGACAATATCGAGAAAGCCGTGACGGACGCATGCAACGGCGTGCTATACGCCGACGACGGACAGATCGTCTCTGCATGCAAGGCGAAGCGGTACAGCGATAACCCGCACCTGTGGGTGCGCATTGCGTCGATCGACGTTGAGGTGTGCGATGAGTGATTCCCTTTTCATGTCGATCCCGCGCGCGCTGCACTTCGCGTATCTCATGCAGGCGTTCGACGCGGTGCCCGAGTCGATTCTCGCGAACGTCTATCGACGTTTCATGATGGAGTCGGACGTGTGGGAACCGCGCAAGGCCAAGACAGTCGATTTCTCCGGGCTGTCACGTCACGAAGTTTTCGCCGAGTGCGCGGGCATCCGCGCTGCTGTCGTGCGTGAGTGTCCGTCGCTTGAGCGAACCGTGATTGAGTGTCGGTACGAGCTGACCGATTACGCGCAGCGTCAAGGCGGGCGCGTCGCGTTCTTCACGAAGCAACGCGCGCAAGCGTTCGAGACAGTCGCGCACTATGCGACTGTCGCGTGGCTGCCGAACGTACCCGAAGAGGTGATGAAGCTGCTGGTGGCGCATGCGTTCGTGAGCAAGCGCGAGACGCCGATCACGCTGCGCAGGCTGGCCGACGACTTCGGCCGATCTCACTCGCACTGGCACCGCGTATCGAACAAGCTGTCCGACGAGCTGGCGCTCGTCGAGTCTCGCGCGCTCGATGCAGTCACGCCGTATTTCACTCGTCGCTGTCACGGGGTGTCGGTTGCGTGAAGTCGTGCATGCTGCCTGCGATCCATGCGGTGAGGAAAAATTCGTATGGCACGGGCACCGCGATTCCGTACTTCGCGAAGTCAGTTTGTTCCCATCCCGCACGGTACGCGCAATAGTTGAGAAACAGATCAGTCGAGGTCATGGGGCGTCAGCGGCTTGAACATGCACAGATCAGCGGGCGCGCGCTCGGGCACGACGCGATAGCCGCGCCTGCCGAGCATGTCGTGCAGGATCGGATTGCAGATGTTCTCGACATACACGCCATCGAGTTCGAGCATACGTGCAGCCTCTTCGCACTCGATGAGCATTCGCGAGAACAGGCCCATGCGCCGATAGCTCTCATGCACCTCGACGTTTGCGATATCGAGCGTAGCGTGCAGACTGCCATCGACCACGCGGTTAGCGCGGCGCACGTACAGCGTGGCAATCATCGCGTCGAAAAAAACGCGATGCACTTCGGCTAGTTGATCAGCGATCCGCTTGGCGTACATCAATCGCCCCCGTGCATCGGTCGATCAGGCCGAGCAAATAGCCGACGTTAAATTGTAGCGTCGGCACGTCGTGAGCATCGCCGCCCTTGCCAGATTTCATCGCGCGCACGAATGCGTCCTCGCGCAGTACATAGCGGTCAGCCATGACGCGCGCAGCGAGTTCGGGCAGATCGTGCCAGCTATGCCCGGTTCCCGGTTTCGGATCGCCGCGCAGCGCGTTCGCGACGCCAGTTAGCAGCATCGCAAGGCGTTCGTTCAACGCATGCACTTCGCCAAGGTCACGCATAGCTTCGTCGCGCTGCGCCTGAAGTTTTGCAATCAATGCTTCGTTGTCGTCCGTCATAGCCACTTCCATTCATAGCCTTTGCGTAACAGCACGTCGAGCACGTGCCCCGGTGGCTTGCCGATCATCCATCGAAGAATCGGCGCTGCGTGCGTGCACCGCCATTCGTCGCTGTGCTTCTCCCACACGGCACCGGCGACGAAGTGCGGCGCGACGACACGCAGCAAGCGTTTCATTTCGGCCAAACGTCGAGCCGCACGCGGTAGCCGAACACGTTCAGCAGATCGATGGCAGTATCCAGCTTCATTTCTCGCCTGCCATATTCGAAATGCGAAATTTGCATCTGCGACAAACCCACAAAGGCTCCGATATCGGCTTGCGTGAAGCCTCGCGCTTCGCGCTGCTCACGCAGAAATACGCCGATGTGTTTAGGGTCGATCAGCACGCGCTCTGTCATCAGGCTCACCGTTCTCCTTTCGCATCGGCGTCAGCTCAAGGCGCAAGCGATAGCCGAGTACGTCGAGCAATTTGATCAGGTGTCCAAGCCGCAACGCCCTGTGCCCGTTCTCAAGCAGCGAGATTTCGGCGTGCGATTTGCGGCACCGGTCGCCAAGCTTCGTTTGCGACCAGCCCCGCAATTCCCGCGCCCTGCGAAGGAACGCGCCGATCTCGTCAGGCTCGATCAGCTCAGGGTGACTCATTCCAGCTCACCGTTCGCGTTGCGCTTGCGGCGCGGCTTGAACGGACGTTTGCGGCCTTCGAGTTCGAGCGTCGTGATTCCGTACTGCGCCATCTGCGCGCGTATCCCTTCGATCACTTCGGCTTTCTCGGCCGCGCGTATCTCGTCGATCCTCGCTTGGAGTTCTTCGTGTTGCTTCAACAGTGCCGACAGTTGCTGATCGCGTTTCGTTGCCATGCGTGCTTCTCCTCTCAGTGAGTCGTGGGGGGTGAATTCGTTTTGCAAGTGCGCTCCCATATCGCTTTCATCACTTGCAGGTCGGGGTCTTGGCTGAACACTTCGGCTTCATCGTCGTTCGGCATGCGCAATGCGCCGTCGTGCGTGAACACGGCGAACTGGCCGCAGCCGATGCAGATCGAAACATCGCCTTCTTCGGGGACGATGAACCGATTCGCTGCCGTGTATCCGAGATGGCCGGTCTTGTCGCGCGCACTCATGTGCTCTTCGTTCATCTTGCCGCAGTACGGGCAGAACGTTTTCAGCATCAGTGTTCACCTCGCGCTTTGATCGATTCATCGGCGGTGCGGATCAGGCGCTCGCGCATTTCCTCATGCGTCTCGCCGAACATCAGCACGAAGCGCTTGCCTTCAATGCCGAGCGTTTCGCCATCGATCAGCACCACGTTAGCGCCGCTCGCCTTGCGCACGTCGTCATGCGTGAGGCCGATGAATACAATGTCGCCCGCTGTCGTCGTGAGCATCAGTACCCCCCCACTTTCACAAAGTCGGCATCCGGGCACACGTACACGTCGCCGCGTATCGGCTGACCGGGTGAGTACCCGGCATGATGGTAGATACGCGTCGCGGTCGGATTCAGCGGCAGCTCTTTCGCGATGAACCTGTCATCGAAAATCATCACGTGCACGTCGTCGATCTTTCGCGAGTCAACCACGTCGGCACCGATCAGCTTTTCGATTTCCTCGATGGTCATCGGCGCGTCAAAGTCGAGCGTGGTGCCATTACTGCGGATCAGTCGGCGCATATGTCCTCCTGCGGGCCTGCGAGCTGCAATGCGAGCGCGGTGACGTTCAAGCGCACATACGCGATGTTCCGATAGTGCTGCATGCTGTTGATCGAGTCGTTATAGCTCCGTACAGATTGACCGCCGCGCAGCTCGCTAACCGTGGCATCCAGACCGGGCGACACGTCCCATGCGTGGCCGCAGTCGAATCCGAGCCACCACAAATCATCCGGCTCGCCCGGTTCGGGAACGTGGCAGATACCGCGCCCCGTGACCGGATCGTGATCAGGCGCGCAGTGATCAGCGTATGTGAGTCCGCCGTGACAGTCGGCGTCAACGTCGGTGAACTCGACTTCGTGATATCGATGACCGGGCGGCACGCCGACATAGCCGCACAAGTGACCGAGCGCTGCGCGGTGGATCAGACAGACCAGACCTGTCGTCTCGTCCGTCCATTGCACTTTGTCCGGCTCGTCGTCCCACTCGCCGCGCTCCCACTTCGAGCGGTCTATGAACGTCCACTGTTGTTCTTTCATCGCTTCGTCCTCTCGGTGAGTTTTGCCTCTCTCAAAAACTCTTCGGCGAAATACACAAGCACTAGCGCTGCCGTGCCTGCGGTCATGCGTGCTGATTCAACGTCACTCGAACCCATGCGCTCACACAGCACGCTCGCGCATCGATCGATGTTCTGGTCGATCACGTGCGCCGCGTGCGCGAGCATGTGGGCGTTCTCGATCGCCTCGATATGCGCTTGCTCTTGCTCGTTCTCTTCGGCGACTTGTTGCAGGAACCTCATTTTTTTCCTCGATCGATCGCGCGAATGATTTCATCGCGCAGCGCGGACGCCAGATCGTGCAGGTGGCTCACGCGCCGATACATGATCTCGACGTGGATACCGCGCCACGCGACGACGACCAAACAAATGATCATCACTGCGAGCCCAGCGCACTCGAACCAAAGCATCGCGTCGTATCCCTCGCGAGCGAACCCGTATGCGTTGCGCAGTTCGTGATAGATCACGATGCCATCGAACACGAACACGACCGCCGCCATCACCAACAGCACTACCGGGCGCGGCGGTTTCGGTGGAAGCGGCGGAATGTCAGTCATTGCAGTGGCGTCCTCGGCGGCAACAGGTTGAGCGTGGACATGAGCGGATCGCACGACGACAGCTCCATGTCACCGATCGTCGAGACACCATCGACGACCTCAACGGGCTTCACTGCGACCCATACGCCGTGATACGTCTCAAGCGAGACGAATGCGACCCGCTGCGCGTTCGGGCAGTCCTCGGGGCGCTTGTATTTCGCCGCCATCGCTTCGGCCTCTTCGCGAGTCTTTGCGTTCGCACCGATCAGCGTGCGGCTGATCATCACGAATTCGGCGTTGATCTTTCGCGCCGTCTCGGTGATTGCCGCACAGCCGAGTTCAAACGGCAGCTCGGTAATGCCGTAGACCGGCATCGCCCAGCCGTCGGTCAAGCTGCCGATCACGATGAACGGGTCCGATTTGCCGTGCGTGGCGACGGTCGCCTTAAGCGTGTCGATCATCGCGTCGACGTATGCGGTGTATCGATCGGGCACAGGAATGCCCGGTTCCACGGTTTGAATCATGGTGCCCTCTCGGAAACGATTAGCCGAATATCTCGCCGCGTGCGTAGCGTTCGAGCAGTCGCAACACGTAATTTAGATCGCGGTGTGTATGCAGCCACGCCGGGTTTCGATCAGTCGGTCGCGCGCTCGCTTGAGAACGGGCGATTTGATCGACACGTGGATCCTCAAGGATCGTGCGTGCGCACTCCTGCCACTGCGCCACATCAATGGGCGGTTGTCTGCGGCTCACCAATTGATCGTCTCCCGGTTCGGGTCGCCGTTCTCACGACGACGCCCGCTGCTCGGGTGACGATGCCAGCCGGTCGGCTCGCCTTCTCCGTCCCAGGCGTCGAGTGCTGCTTTCGCATCGGCGTAGGACTTGAAGCACCAGCGGTCGCCGTAGCCGAACGACGACATGTCGGCCAGCACGGCGTAGGTGAAAAGCAGTCGTGCGATCAGCGCATCACGGCCGTTCGGGAAAACCCGATAGTCCGTGTAGCCGTCCGCCGGAGTCCAGATCGCTTGGATATCCACGGGGGTCATTACATTGTCCTTTCTTCGTCTTGTGGGGGTGCAGCGTGCCGTTTTTTACCTGCCGATCTATTCGTCGGAGGATTATGGAAACTGTTAAACACGATTTTACATTCGTTTGAATTAATCACCACTGAGGATGAATCTTTTGCGGGTATTCCCTGAGTGCAAACGGTTGCATCGCCGATTGCGGTGTAAGTGGGTACTCACTTGCGGTCTTGAGACAAAGCCACTAGCATTCCGCCAAAGTGGAAAAATTGTCACCAATCGGATGAGAAACAGTCGTGATTCAAACCCCTACGGTTTGCAATCACGTGTTCGGTGTGGTCACAACGATCCGCAGTGCAAGCGAGACGAATGTGTGTGCAGATCGCTCGCCGATAGACAGAGCAACGAGCAAGGTTGAAGAGAGTAAAAACGGGTGTGTGTGAGAGTGCTTACACCGGTCTCGTTTCGGGCTTATCCCCCCGCCTGCTCTAGCTCGACCAGTTGCGGCAGGCTGCTCGACCAGTCGCCCGATGCTGTCGTGTAGTGGGGTGAGCGTGAGGGCGTCGAATCCCCCTCCGGCTCGCGTACAGCCTCACCAGCAGCCTGCCGCGCCCCAGTCGCTATGCTGATATCCCCAGCCCCCGCCATCGTCTCTACGGGGCTGTATTCCGGTCGTGTTCATTCGAGATGAACCGCTGCTGCTAGACGTGTGGCGGCTGTCAGCTCGATCCCGTGCACCCGAGCCGGCGTTTCCGGGGCAAGTAGCGCGTGAACGAATCCGACCCCCCCGGCACTGTCACTCGCTCTTTTCCACTCCAGCCTCACGACGTAGCTCGGGCCACCTGCGCCGATAGCGCGCGACGGTTTTCTGTAACTCGGAGCCTCTCATGCTCGCTGTCACGTATCGCTCGATCGACGAGCTGATCCCGTATGCCCGGAACAGCCGCACGCACTCGGACGCGCAGATCGCGCAGATTGCTGCGAGCCTGCGCGAGTTCGGCTGGACGAATCCGGTGTTGATCGATGACGAGTGCAACGTGATTGCCGGTCACGGTCGCCTGCTCGGCGCACGCAAGCTCGGGCAAACCGAAGTGCCGACGATCAGCCTGTCGCACCTGAGCGAGACGCAGCGCCGCGCGTATGTGATCGCCGACAACAAGCTTGCCGAGCTGGCCGGATGGGATACCGAACTTCTCGCGCTCGAACTCGGCGAGCTGAACGAAACATTCGACGTGTCGCTACTCGGCTTCGCCCCCGAAGAGGTTGCCGATTTGCTGGTCGGGCCGACGTTCGGCCCGGCCGACGCAGACAGCCAAGGCAAGCTTGACGAGAAAGCGAAGTGCACGTGTCCGAACTGCGGCCATGAATTCACGCGTTGAGCTGAAACTCGACTGGTGCACGCACGAAGCTGCAACGTATGCCGTGATGCACTGGCACTACTCGAAGCGCATGCCGATGCCGCCGCTGGTTCGAGTCGGGGTGTGGGAGTCCGGCAAGTTCATCGGGTGCGTGCTGTTCGGTCGGGGTGCTTCTCCGCATCTCGGCGCACCGTACGGCCTCACGCAGCTCGAATGCTGCGAGCTGGTACGCATCGCGTTGACGAAGCACGCCACGCCTGTTTCGAGAATCGTGAAACTCGCGATCAAGCTGCTGCGTGAGAACTCGCCCGGCCTGCGTCTGATCGTGTCGTTTGCCGATGCGAATCAGGGGCACCACGGCGGGATTTATCAAGCCGGGAACTGGCTGTATCTCGGCAAGAGCGCTGCGAGTGTCGAGTATTTCCACGAAGGACGGTGGAAGCATCAGCGCGAAGTGAGCGGCGGCGCTTTCGGCGGTGAGCGAAAGATCGCTGACGCGTCCGGCCTGCCGAAGCGCAGAACCGACGGCAAGCATCGATACGTCATGCCGCTCGATGAGCGTATGCGTGAGCGTCTCGCGCCGCATGCGCTGCCGTACCCGAAACCCCCTATGCGTGAGAAGCAAGCGATGACCGGTTCCACCGGTACAGCGGCGGTGTAACGCCGACCCTCACGCTCCATCTTTCAATGGTGTCGCCATGCCCGAGCAAGAGAAGCCGCGCACGCTTGCCGACTGCGAGCCTATTCCGCCTGATCGCAAATCGGCGTTCAAGCGCACGCACCCGCGCATCAAGCAAGGTCAGCTTGAGCCGTTCGAGCCGACACACGATCAGCGCATGACTGTGCGCGTCATGTCCGCGTGCGGCATGAAAGTCGAGGTGATCGTGCAGCATATCGTCAACCCGGATACCGGTTTGCCGGTCACGGTCAAGACGCTGCGCAAGTATTGCTCGAAAGAGCTGAAAGACGGCCGCGAAGTCGCTAACGCGATGGTCGCGCAGTCGCTGTTCAAGAAAGCAATCGGGAACTCGCCTCAGGCCGTGCAGGCGTGCATTTTCTGGTTGCGCTCGCAAGCAGGCTGGCTCGCCCCGGACTCGATCGAGATTTCCGGGAAAGACGGCAAGCCCTTGAGCGGCGGCGAACGTCAGAATCTCGTCGTGTATCTCCCCGACAACGGGCGCGATGCAGCGAACGCGCAAAGCGATGGCACGCAAGTCCTCAAGCGGCGTTCCTGAGAAGCGCCTCGGGCCGCAGGCCGGGCCGCAATCGATGTTCCTCGCGACGCCCGCGGATATCGCTATCTACGGCGGCGCTGCCGGTGGCGGCAAATCGTTCGGCCTGCTGCTCGACCCGCTGCGGCACGTGCTCAGTGTGCGCGGCTTCTTCGGCGTGTTCTTCCGACGCACGACCACGCAGATTCGCAACCCCGGCGGTCTGTGGGACGAGTCGCAGCAGATTTACATGCAGCTCGGCGCGAAAGCGCGCCAGCATGAGCTGGAATACACGTGGCCGAACGTCGGGTCTAAGCTGAAACTCGCGCACCTCGAACATGAGATGAGCGTGTACGAGTGGCAGGGTGCGCAAGTGCCGTTCATCGGGTTCGACGAACTGACGCACTTCTCGCGCAACCAGTTCTTTTACATGCTGTCGCGCAATCGCTCGACGTGCGGCGTGCGCCCCTACGTGCGCGCGACGACGAACCCGGACGCCGAGTCGTGGGTGTCCGAGCTGATCGAGTGGTGGATCGATCAAGAGACTGGCCTACCGATCGACGATCGTGCAGGCGTGCTGCGCTGGTTCGCGCGTCAGAACGACGTGATCGTGTGGGCGAACACCCGCGACGAGCTGATCGACCAGCTTGGCCCCGACTGTCTCCCGAAAACGCTCACCTTCATTCCCGCGCAGATTTACGACAATCCGATGCTGCTCGCGAGCGACCCCGGTTATCTCGCGAACTTGCAAGCGCTGCCGTATGTCGAGCGCATGCGCCTGCTCGGCGGGAACTGGAAAATCCGCCCCACTTCGGGCCTGTACTTTCAGCGTCAGTGGATCAACGTTATCGACGTTGCGCCGACGAATCTCGACGTGGTGCGCTACTGGGATTTGGCCGCGACCGACAAGACGCAAGACAACGACCCGGACTGGACGATCGGCGTCAAGCTCGGCAAGTATCGCGATCAAAATCGCTGGGTCGTGCTGCACGTGTGCCGCCTGCGCGGGTCGCCGCACAAAGTCGAGGAAGCGATTAAGAACGTCGCCGCGATCGACGGGCCGCGCTGCCGCATCGGTCTACCCCAAGACCCCGGCCAAGCAGGCAAGGCGCAAGCGATCGCGTTGATCGGTGCGCTGTCCGGCTACATCGCGACTGCGCGCGCCGAGCGCGGCGACAAAATCACGCGCTTCGGGCCGTTCAGTGCGCAAGCCGAAGCCGGGAACATCGATTACCTGCGCGGGCCGTGGCTCGATGAGCACCTGTCGCAGCTCGAAGGGTTTCCCGACTCGCCGCACGATGACGACGCCGACGCGTGCGGCGGTGCGCTCGGCATGTTCCTCGACAGCCGTACCGGGTTCCTCGACTACTTCGCTGGCGTCGTCAGTGAGAAGCGCCAGCGCGAAGAGGCGAAGCTTCGCAACGAAGGCAACGTAGTGCGGATTCGGTGAGGCTCGAATGAAGCGATTGATGAGTGGCACGACCGGGCGCGGTCGCGAGCTGTTTGAACTGCTCGCGCGTGAGTTTGCGCTACCCGAGTGCGTGCAAGAGTTCGAGGTGTCGTTTCACCTCGACGGCACAGTGATTTGCCGCTGCACGTGGCTTGCTGCTGAACTCGATGAGGACGAGAAAACGTCCGACTCGAAAGTCGGCTGTCGATGGGAGTGAACACCATGTCATTACTTGAACTGTTAATCACGCTGCTCGTTGTGCTGATCATTCTCGGGCTGGTGTGGCATGTCATTTCGCTGCTGCCGATGCAGCCGGAAGTCGGGCGCGTCGTGCAGATCGTGTTTATCGTGGTCTGTATTCTCGTGCTCGTCTATATGTTCTTGCCGATCGGCGGGCGCGGCGCGCTGCTCTGTCGATAGGGAGTCAAACTCATGAGCATCATCGTGAACTCCGAGTCTTATGCGCTCACTGCCGGTCATGACGTGATTGTCAGCGGCGCAGGTAATCCGCTGACCGTCCATATCCCGACCGGCACCACGGCAACGATCTACACGACTTGCTCGTCACGTGCGCAGATCGACGCAGGCACCGCAGACTGGATCGCATGGGGCAACGGCTCGAAGGCCGGCCCGTTCATGGACGTGCTGCTGTATCCGATCGGTGCTCTGAAAATCAGCTCGGCAGCAGGCGGCACCGTCAATATTGCGAGGACTCGGCTATGACTTCAAAGGTGTGGGCCTCCGAAAATAGCAGCGGCGGCGGCGGTGGTGGCGGCGGCGCAACCGACTTCACACAGCTTGCCGATGCACCGACGAGCTACACGGGAAAAAGCGGCCTCGTTACGCGCGTCAAGCGTGATGAGTCTGGACTCGAATTTGGCGTCGCTGGCGCGCGTACTGTGCGCTTTGTCGATAACGACAACGGCGACACGACAGGCGGCGTGCTCGTCGGTGCTGACCTGTCAGCAGAGCCGTATTTCGGGAATCTCGCTGTCGGTGACTCGATCTTTCTCGGTGGCGCATACACGGCGGCCGACGTTGGCATATGGGTGTGTACTGCGATCAATGACGGTGTTGCATCCGTTGCGCGGCGCAGTGATTCGCTGATCGGTTCGCTTTTCGTTACTGGCGAGCCGGTGTTTTCAGCCTATGACTGGGCAATCCATTACGTCAACGTATCAGACGGCTCGACGACGCTTGAAAACGGCAGGCTCGACGGCAGCACGATTTGGGTAGGTCTGACAGAACCTGTTACATCGATTGCCGTGACGAAGGCATTCGAGGGCTCAGGTATCAATTTTGGCGGCGCAGTTTTCGGCGCAACTGTATTGCAGTCGAGAGTCGTGCGGATTGATTCGAGCGCAAGCCCCTATAACACGAACTCGCAACTGGCCGGCGTTCTGCTGATCGACGCGAGCGCAGGCGATGTGGTTGTCACCATCGTCGGTGACCCGTTCTTTAGCGTTGCTAATCAGCAAGGCGCACCGATGACGCTCAAGCGCGTTGACAGCAGCAGCAACACGGTGACGATCAACACGCAAGGCGTGAATTTTCCGCTTGATGATGGCACTACTTCATTCACGCTCGCCGCGCTTGAGGTCAGGCGGCTGCTGTATGAACCGGGCAACCCGCACAGCACGTGGTGGACTGTCTAGGCGCTGCGCGAAAAAAAGCCCGCTTCGTGAGCGGGCTTGTTTGTGTGCGCTGTGCTGTCAGTCATGCAGTCCCCGATTGTCGAGCTGCGAGTTATAGATCACGGTGTGCAGCGTGTCGGACACTGCTGATATGACGCTGTGCGCGCCGTAGCTGATACCTACAGCAGCGATGACGACGACGAGCAGCTTAACCAGCAGTTTCATGTTCAGACTCCTGTTTTGATGAGGAACAGCTCAAAGAGCGCGGCTGACATAGTGCGCTCCCCGAGTTCCCATTTCTGCCACGTGCGCAGATTCACGCGCATGACTTCGGCCGCTTGCGCTTGCGTCATGCCGAGCTGCTCGCGCAGCGCGCGCAGCGTGTCGGCGTCCGGCGTCGTCACTGACGTTTCGACGAGCGCGAGAAACTCGCGCACGGCGCGCAGATCGTCCGCGCTCGGCTGTGCCGGGATACGTCCCGACTCACGATGCAGCTCGCGCGCGCAAGCGTCGCGACGCGCTGCCGTCTCGCTGCCGATGAACGGATCGCGATCGACGAACGCGCGTGCGTTCGCGAGCGTGCGATTCGGGTTCGATTGCTTCGTGAGCCATGCGCGGTAGTCGTGCAGCATCGCGCGGGCCACTTCGTGCAGTTCAGTCATGATCAGCTCCGGTTACTTGAAAGACTTTTGCGCCCAAACAAGCGCGATGACCCAGCCGATTGCTGTCCAGCCGAGGCAGAGGTTCAGCGTCGCGATAGCCCGGTAATCCGGGTGCTCGCGGCGATATGCAGTGATCGCCGGGGCGAAGTAGATTGCGAAAACGACAGCGATCGTGGCGAGTGCGCTAACGATGCCGTTGAGTGCGTCCATGTTCATTGTGTGTCTCCGTCGCGTATGTGTGGTCAAACGTGCTCGGCGTCGTCGAGCGCGGTGAGTGCGTCCTCGAAGTCGGACAGATCGCAGATCGTGTCCAGTTCGCCGATTGCTGTGTCGAGCTGATCAATCGCGGTCTGACTCGCTTGCCCGCGCTCCCCGTCTTGCAAGCTCTCAGGCATGTTGTCGAACGCGTCTTGTTCGTCGTCGCGAACCGATTGCAGCTCGTCGCGAATCGTCTCCGCTTCGCTCTTGATCGCGTTCAGTCGTTCGACAAGCGCAGTGAGTGCAGCGTACTGCGCGCGGATCGTCTTGCGTCGTGCATTGTTCATGGTGTCTCCGTAGCGTGTAGTGATCAGAAACCTTGCTTCGTCAGTTCTTCGGTCAGCACGCGCGAAGCGATCGCGCGCTGTTCTTCGTTCAGCGTCTTTCTGATCGCGTTGAACGCCTCGGCAGCAGCGAACGCCTTTGCCGCTTCGCTGCGCATGCCCCGCACTGCCTTCGTCTCGCCGGACTCAGCGCAGCGCGTGTAGATGTTCCCGACCTCGCCCCAAGTCGGGGTCATGTCGATGGCTTTACTCATGGTCATATCTCCGGTTCGTGCGCGCGGGTGCGCGCGAGTCACCATGATGCGCCCAATGGGCGTGTCCGCAGCATTGGTATTTACCCCTGCCCAATGGGCGTCATTTCTCAAACGAGGGCCGAATCATGCCTGACACGAAGGGCGCGAAAGTTACGCCGCTCGGCCCCGGTGTGGTCGGTCGCGCTGTGCAGGCGCTGCGCTACGTCGTGACGGGACGCGCACCGGTTGCGAACGCAACGACTCCGCAAGGTGCGACGACTGCGGGCACTGTGCACCCGGTCAAGACGACCATCACGGGTGTTGATCCGCAGAACTTC